CCGGCGTTAAAAAACCGGTTCATCTGTTCGTCAAGGCTCATGAGGTACACTCCGCTGTCGCTATCCCCCAAGAGTTTGTAGGCGTTATAAGAACGCTGCTCGAGGGGTAATCCGTGTGGGTTGAAACCAAGTCCGCCCAAGAATTCGGGCAACTCCCACAGGAGCTTTGCAACTCGTCGTTGCTTAGCGCGACATAAACGAAGGGCCTGCGCACCGAGCAACCGGATGACATCCAGGAAATTGTCGTCCGACATATCGCGCCATTTTGGCTGTGGGAACACAGCCTTTCGGGTAATAAGCTTACCGGCAAACTCCGCCAGCCATGGGGAGTCAAGGCTCTTCGCCTTGGCCGTTGGGCACCCGAGCTCACCTAGCGCTCGCATGTACTCGGCATGCAACTGATCGTCCAGGATCACTACGTCATCACCTAAGACGAAGAACTTATCGTCATGGTGCCCCCCGTTAAGGGAGAGAAGCAGTAACCCATGTGTCAGGGCAAACGATGCAAAGGAGGGATACAGCCCAAGTGGCTGGCCTTTCGACCAGCGTATCACATCGCGACCCAGCCTCCATGGCGCTCGGGACAAGAACTCAAAGAGTCCCACGTAATCGCGGTTGCCCGGAATCACGAGTGCCCTAAGCACAGACATCTGCAAACTAAGGGGGAAGAAGTCCGTTGCAGAAGTAAGGTCAACACAATGGACGACCTTGCCAGCGGAAAGGTGTCGCTGTACATGAGGAATCGCTTTTGCCTGTTCGTGGGTACAATCCCACGGAAGCTCCTTGAGAAGGGAGAACAGGGCATCACCCAGGGGCTCGAGAGCAACCTGGTAGACCCGGTTAGGGTTAGCGACAGCCCGCAGCTTTAGACCCGGTTCTTGTATGAGGCCTATGGCCCCAACCGTGTCGATCCGCGGGTAATGTGGTCCAGTGGATATGTACGAGGGTTCGTACGATCCTAAGACGTCGTTAAAAATCGTCTTCCACGTCCTCATCCCAGTCTGGCCATAGTACGATAGGTGCAGATCGTGCCACTGGTTCATCCAGTGCTCACTTTCTGAACGAGTCCTCCCGTCGAGGCAAGGAACCCGCTTACTCTCACTCGGCATGAACGTCCAGTAGGGACGTGCCGATCCTAAAGAGAGCCGCCGACCAAGAGACTTAACCATGGCCACGACGCCTTCCTCGATCCCCGTAGGGATCGCCTGATCCGGCGCGTTGACTCCCGTAAGGAACTTCTCTAACTGAGAAGGGAGGGGCTCGGTAGCCCGTTCCTGGGTATAGACGCGCAGTAGGGTCACGACAGAGAACATCTGTCGGTTCCCCTTGGTGGCGTACCTAAAGAGGCCCCCAATCACCCCGGAGGGTAATTTGTCCTGGGGATTCCTCTTGATCCACACAGCCACCATTGGCTCGCCCGCCGTATGCCGAATGAAATCGACATATACTCCTTTGAGGCGTGCGACCATCCACTCTGGACCGCTGTCGCGGGTCCACTTCTGAACAAGTGCCAAGAAGGGCTTCAGAAGTTCGGATGGGATCGGTAATGCATCAGCGTAGGATCCATAGACCGCCCCCAGGTCAGTGTCTTGCGACATAACCATGCCCCCTTGCCCTCGCGGGCGATAAGGTGTGTGGTACTGATTTGGGAGGCCGACCAGGCCCACCGTTTTGGAGTGTGTCAGCCACTTTGGCTCCGTTTACGACCGCCATCAGCCTATCACCGTCTCTGTTTCACACAGTCAGACAGGTGACGCAAGACTTCAGTCAGAAGTTGCTCACGATCATGAAGCAAGTACTCGACGTCGCTCTTAGCGGTACCCCAGAAGCTTCCATTGGCCGAGGCCTGGTAAGCATTCTCAGGGGTATATGCTTTGATTAACGATTTCATCGCGTTGATCTGAGCTATCAGGGAGGCTGCGCAGCATGCGCTATACTCGTCCTTCACAGTGGATACTGTCGACAAAAGGACGACTTCATCAATATGGTCCATAACGGTTCCTCATGTGCCGCATCTTCCCATTTGCCTTCGGGATGCAAACCCGTTTCACCGGACTCGGCTTGTAGGTCCTTGCCTCCAGCTCTTGCCGTATTGTTTCCAAGAACGCTTCAGTGCCGG